GGGTATTAATTGGTAGATATGCAGGAGCTAGGTTTAAGCTTGGCGACGATGCAGAGTGCCGTATTATTAACGATGACGAAGTCATTGCAACAATAGAAGACCCTGACGATATCGTTAGTGTCTAAACATGAGAGGAAATCATGCAAGAAAATGAAGCGATACAGACTGAGGAAGAACAAGAGCCTACCGAAGTCGTAGAACTAGATGAAGTTGAGCAAGATTCTGAATCTGAACAACTAGCTGCTCCTATCGAAGATGTCTCTGTAGAGGAGACAAAAGTTGATCAGGAACAAGACGAGCTAGAAGATTATTCTAAAAATGTTCAGAAAAGAATCAAAACCTTAACTAAAAAAATGCGCGAACAAGAACGCGCAGCTCAATCAGCATACGAGTACGCAAAAAACCTACAGGCAGAGAATCAAGTCCTGAAGCAAAATACGTCTCAATACGCTGAAAATTACCAATCTGAAGCTGAAAACAGATTAAAAGCCCAAAGAGCGCAAGCTAACGCGGTTTTAAAATCTGCTTATCAAGATCAAGATTGGGATAAAGTTACCAAAGCTCAAGACATTCTCGACAAGATTACTGTTGAAGAAAGTAAAATAGCTAATGGTAGATTGTCTATCGAACCAACAACTGAGTATCAGCAAACGCCTTTACCACAAGGACTACAGCAACCTCAACAAACTCCACAACCAGATCCAGCCGCAGAAGATTGGGCTGGTCAGAATGAATGGTTTGGTGAAGATGAGGCTATGACTTTAGTAGCTTTCAATATACACAGGAGATTGGTAGAAGAGGAAGGGTTTGATACAAATGACCCAACATACTATACTGAGATTGATAAACGTATAAGAGCTGAATTTCCACATAAGTTTAGTGGTGGAGGAGAAGCAGAACCTAAAGGTAAGATACAGCAAACTGTAGCACCCGCAGGTAGAAGCGAAAGCTCTGGACGCAAACGACAGGTTAGGCTGACAAAAGCCGAAGTTGAAATGGCACGTCGTTTGAATGTACCGTTACAAGAATATGCTAAACATGTAAAAAGGTAGACAAATGACAAACGAAATAGAACAAAACGAATCAATTGATGCTAAAGCATCTGCTGAAAACAGAACACCACGTTCTGCTGAAACTCGAGCGAAAGATACTGCTCGCAAACCTTGGCGTCGTCCATCAATGTTGGAAACACCTGATGCACCTGAAGGATACGAATACAGGTGGATAAGAGCTGAAATCGTTGGACAGGAAGATAAGAAAAATATAACTGCTAGGCTTAGAGAAGGTTTCGACCTTGTCAGAGCAGAGGAGTTAGATGGATTTGAAATTCCTACGCTTGACGATGGAAAGCACTCAGGAGTAGTTTCTGTGGGTGGTTTGCTTTTGGCCAAGATTCCTACTGAAACGCGAAATGAAAGAAACGCCTACTTTTCAGAACGCGCCCAATTGCAACAAGATGCAGTTGACCATGATTTAATGAAGGAATCTGATCCAAGCTCTCCGATCTTACGACCAGAGAGAAAAACAAGCGTAACTTTTGGTGGTGGTAATCGTGAGTGATTATCACTGTAATAAAATAACTAACTGAATAAGGAAAACTTATTATGGCAAATAAAGATGCACCTTTCGGGTTTCGTTCAGTAGGCAAAAAAGGCGGTAGCGTAGCTAATGGCGGCGTTACTGAATATGAAATTGCTTCTGGCGCAACTGGAAATATCTTTTCGGGCGACCCAGTTAAGATGTTGAACACTGGTACTATTTTAGTAGCTGGTGCAGCAACAACTTTATTGGGGATATTCAGAGGTTGTAAATATACAGATAGCAATGGAGACGTAAAATTCTCTTCTTACTATCCAACAGCTACAACTTCATCGGATATCGTTGCATTTGTTGAGGATGATCCTGACACACTTTTCGAAGTGCAATGCACAGGATCTTTAGCTCAGACAGCTGTAGGTAACAACGTAGAGTTGGCTTACACTGCTGGGTCTACAAAAACTGGTATGTCTGCGGCAGAAATTTCTTCTACCACAGCGGCTACTACTGCTCAGTTTAGAATCGTAGGATTCTCTACTGATCCATCTAATAGCACTACTGGATCTGCAAACGTAAATGCAATCGTATATATTAACGAGCATTTCTATACCACAGTAACGGGAGTTTAATAATGGCAATTAATAGAGCGCAATTAGCGAAGGAACTAGAGCCTGGATTGAACGCCCTTTTTGGGTTGGAATACTCCAGGTATGAGGCTGAACATGCTGAAATTTTTGAAACTGAATCTTCTGACAGAGCGTTTGAAGAAGAAGTTCTGATTTCAGGTTTCGGTAATGCTGAAGTAAAAGCTGAAGGAACAGGCGTTAGATTTGATAACGCTTCTGAAGGCTACACTTCACGTTACACACACGAAACAGTTGCTTTGGCTTTTGCATTAACAGAAGAAGCTGTTGAGGATAATCTCTATGACAGGCTTGGTGCTAGATACACTAAGGCGTTAGCGAGATCGATGGCTAATACTAAGCAAATTAAGGCTGCTGCTGTACTGAACAATGCGTTCGCTACATCAGGAGGCGATGGCGTAACTCTTATCGCAACTAACCACCCTCTAAGTGGTGGTGGTACTCTTGCGAATAGAGCTACAACTATGGCTGACCTTAATGAGACTTCATTAGAAGATGCTTTGATAAACATATCAACATTTACTGATGACAGAGGCTTAACTATTGCTTTGAGAGGAATGAAACTAATTGTTCCACCTCAACTTCAATTCGTAGCTGACAGACTACTCAGTTCTCCAGGGAGAGTTGGTACTTCTGACAATGACATCAATGCAATCAGAAACACAGGAATGTTGCCTGATGGTTATGTAGTGAATCACTACTTAACTGATACAGACGCTTTCTTCATCAAAACTGATTGTCCTGATGGATTTAAGCATTTTGAAAGATCACCTCTTTCAACTGCACTAGAAGGCGACTTTGATACTGGAAACATGAGATACAAAGCTAGAGAAAGGTATTCATTTGGATACTCTAACTTTAGGGCTGTATATGGTTCTCAAGGAGCTTAACGGCAAATAGTAGTCACCGTCACCCGACTACTAGGAAAGGGGATGCTTCGGCATCCCTTTTTTTTTTACTTTATTTCTTAAAAAAATGAATATATGATAGAAAAGTGTTTAATTAGCTTAATGAGGGCTGCGTGCAGTTTCCATTAATACAAATATAAGGAGTTCATAATGGCTAATCCACATTTCCAAAACTTAATACTTAACGCTGGTAACAGCGAGTCCACCAAACATAAGAAAGATGTTCCTATGTTCTTGGTAAACCCGTCCAGTTCGTTGTTTTATCAATACTCAAATGATTTTATGACTTACGCTTCTGGCGATTTCACAATCACTACAACTGAAGCTGGTACAGGTTCAGCTACAGAAGCTTTGACTTCTGGAGCAGGCGGTCAACTTTTGCTCACTAACGCAGCGGGTGATAATGATTTAGACTTTTTACAATTAAAAGGTGAGTCATTCAAACTAAGCAGCAGTAAAAGAGCTTTTTTTGAGGCTAGATTCAAAGTAAGTGATGCAACACAATCTGATGTTGTAATGGGCTTACAAATAACCGATACAACACCTCTTGCTGTTTCAGATGGTGTTTATTTTATGAAAGATGATGGGGATACAAACCTAGATTTTCATATAGAAAAAGACGGTACTGACACTACTACAGCAGCAGTTACTACTTTAGCTGACGATACATTTGTTAATGTTGGTTTCTTTATAGATCCAAACACTTCACAAGTATCTTATTTTATAGGTTCTGCTACACCAGTAGGTATAGTGAACACTAACTTACCAGATGATGAAGAATTGACTGTATCTTTTGGTATTCAAAACGGTGAAGCAGCAGCAAAAACTATGACAATTGATTACATAAATGTAATCTGCGAAAGATAGGAGTAAATTATGGCAGGTCGTATGACTGGCTCTGATGTAAATGCGGTATTTATTACCGCAGACACTCAGGCTTTAGATGCTGATGGAATATCAGTAGCAGCCTCGGTAGGAAATAATGCAGCACTTGTTATAGGTGGTGCTTTAGCCTCTGGTGGTTCTTGTACCTTTGATTCAGGAAGAATAGTCACTATTCTTTCTGCTGGAAATGACTCATCAAAGTCATTTACTGTTACTGGCACAGATGTTAACGGTGATGCTCAAACAGAATCCATAACGGGTGCTAATGCTGGAACTGCTACTGGAAGTAAATACTTTAAAACAGTAACTGGAATATCAGCAGTTGGTAACCCAGCAGGTAATGTTTCAGCGGGAATTAATAATTCTGCTGCTGAAGTTGTCTTTGCAGGCAGGAGTAGATTGCAAGGTATCAATATGGTTTGTTCTGCTACAGGTGGAACTTTGGATTTTTTAACAACTTCCCCAATAGGAACAAGTGTGTTCAAACTAGGTAGTGTTTCAGGCGCTACTGTAACTAGAGATATTACTGTACCCGACAATGGTTTATTGTTTGATAGCGGTATATATGTTCAATACACGCAAAGCACTTTTACTAACCTTACTGCTTTCCACGCTTAAAAATGGCTGAGTACAGGGGCAAAACTGTAACTCTAAATAAACCAAGGAGAATCTCCAAGGGTTCTCCTGGGTTTGGTAAAAAAACTAGAGAGGTTTTTGTAAGAGTACCTGCTTCTGGCAAGATAAAGCGTGTGACCTTCGGTGATCCAAATCTAGGCGCACATCCTAACAATCCAAAAAAACGTAAAGCCTATTGCGCTAGAAGTAAAAATCTAGGCGACGATAGGACTAAAGCAAATTATTGGTCAAGGAGACAATGGAGATGTTAAAAAAAATTAGCAAAGTATCCAAAGAACTTAACAAAGCATCTAGGATGCACAAAAAACAATCAAATGTTTTAAAGAAGTTAGTCACAGGTGCCAAAAAGAAAAAACCAAAAAGCACAAATAGAAAGAAAACAAGAGGTAAGAAGAAATAATGGCAAAGAAAGCAAAAAGCGGCGGTAAGATTTGTCCAGAAGGAAAAGCTTGGGCAAAACGTACTTTTGATACATACCCTTCAGCTTATGCAAATATGGCTGCATCTAAATATTGTAAAGATCCAAACTATGCAAAAGGCTCTAAGAAAAAGAAAAGAGTCAAAAAAGCAGAAGGGGGATTGGTATTCAACGTCAGAGGACAGGGCAAAGTTATGTCCAACAGGCTAAGATAATGGGTCAATTAAAACAATGGCGCGAACAAAACTGGGTTAGGATTGGGTCTGATGGTTCTATCAAAGGACCTTGCGGAACCAGTAAAAATAAAAAGAATCCAGATAGATGTTTGCCCAAAGCCAAAGCGCAAAGTCTATCTAAAGCAGAGCGTGCCAAAACTGCACGTAAGAAAAAAACAGCTGGCGCTAAAGGTAAAACAGTAGTTGCTAATACCAAGGCAGCAAGAGTTTCTGTAAACAGAGGAGGAGAAATGCTCAAAAACAAATCAAAAGCTGATCTTAATAAAGATGGCAACATATCTTCGTACGAGAGAAAAAGAGGTATGGCTATTGAAAAATCCATGTCTCAACAAAATCGTGTAAAAAAGAAAAACGGTGGATTCGTAGCAAAAGGGTGTGGTAAAGTTATGAATAATCGTCGTAAAGTGACGACTATAAGTTAGAGAAAAATTATGGCAACAAAAAAATCAACAGCAGATAAAAAAATGGAAGCCAAGATGAAGGCTAGACAAAATGCAAAGGTAAGACCTGATGAGCCTGTAGAGGAAACAAGGATTTACTTGAACATGCCTAAGAAAAAGGCTGCTCCAAAAAAGAAAGCACCTGCTAAAAAGAAAACTACTAAAAAATAAAGGTTTACTATGTATAAAAGAACAAAAGGGTATGCAGCTGGA